TGAGCGCGACTACCGGCATGTCGTTATTCACGCTGTACTGATAGCCGAGAATCGTATCCGGCGCGTTCGAACTGACGCCCGGAACCCAGAGCGGACGACCGTACTTGTCGAGAATTTCCTTAATCATTTTGAGCGTCAGGTCGTGAAAAATATATTTCGCTCCGCGACGATAGAGAACGTCGACCGAGTGTTCAAGCTCGACGAGGTCGACGTAGCCGATCGAGGTCCCGCCCGTCTGCGCCCCGCCGGTATTACCAGCGGAACCGATCGCGGTCGGACCGGCGGTCGCTACGGTCAGGATTCCGTACGGTTCCGTCGTACCTGCGCCGACGGTGAATTTCTGGTTCAAGATTCGTCCGATGCGGATCGCGAACTTCTGTTTCAAGTAGCCCTCCATGTCGAAGGCGGAATCTTGAAGCAGTTCGAGCGAGACCTTGACCATATTCGAAGTGAATTTGAACGCGCCGAAAATGAGGTGACCGACCGAGACATCTTGAGTTAAGACTTGAACGCCTTCGCCGATGATCGCGCCCATATTCATGGTGTCGTTATCGGTCGGGTAGGGGAGAACGTTTCCGGTCGCGGTTTCAAGAATGGTCGCGACGTTGAGCATATCGCCGTAATATTTCAGCGCTTGCTCGATGTCGTACACGAACCCCTGCGGCACGAAGTAGCCGCCGAGGTTTCCGGTTCCGACGCCCATGTCGCGGAACTCCGCGAGCGCGGCGCGGTTCGATTCGGTGACGCCGTTTCGAAGATAGTCGCGGAACGCGCTCCGATGACGCTTGTCTCGCTCGATATAGACTTTCATCGCCTCGCGCTCCGACACGGAGAGCGAGTCTTCGCCCTTCGCGTGATAGCGCTTGGTCAGTTGTAAGTGAAGGTCCGGGTCGACGGTCGCGAGCGCTCGCGCTCCGTCTCCCGGTTGCGCTTCCGGCGGTCTTTCGGTTCGCGTCACGCCCGCGTCGTCGACGCGTTCGAGCATGTCGATCTGTTCCTTCAACGTGTCCGCGTCGCTCATGAGCGAGTCGAACTTCTGCCGGTTTTCCGACGTGACCTTTTGACCGGACGCCGGAATCAGCGCTTGCGCGTCGGTGACGAGCTTCGCGCGTTTCTCGCGGAATTCACGAGCTTTTGATAAATGAGCCATTTCTTTACCTCGAAGTGAATTCGTCGCCGTCCCGGGCCTTCCGGAACGCTGATCGTTCTCCGAGGGCCTTCCCCGGAGCAAGCTTGTTCACGCCACGCTCGCGAGACGAGCGCGCATTCGCATGATTTCGATCTCCGCGTCCGTCGCGACGCGGACCGAATGAAAGTCGGGCGGTTCCTTGTCGTGAACCTTGTATTCCTGCGCGAGATGACCGTAGACGGCGCGCCGGTCGCCGTCCGGAATACTGGTTCCGCCGCGACCGCCCAGAAGCGCGGACATCGCGGAGCGTACGCCGCCCCAGACGGAGACTAGCTTTCCGTCTTTCACGTCATGATGCGGAAGCTTGTAACCGCCGAAATTATCCTTATTGTCGGAGTCGAGCCAGCCGAAACCGCGCGCGTACTTCGACCAGCTAACCGCGTCTTTATCGCCGGAACCGTCGCTCGAAGCCCACTTCGCGAGACGACCGCGAGCGGCGTCGCCATCCCAGGAATCGGAATCCGACGCGGGCGTCTTGCTGAAAGCGACCGCGCCGCGACGAACGCACCGCGCGGAGTTATCTTCCTGATTCGGACAACCCTCGCAGTTCTCGTCATCGCAGTCAGGGTTCGAACATTCGCTACAATCGCCCGCGCGACAGGATTCGCAATCGTCCTCGCATTCGTCGTCCTCGTCGTCCTGACGCGTCATTCCGCGACCGAAGACCTTCGCGAAGCGGACTAGCGAATCCGGTTCACCGTCCGGCCAGAGCGAGCGCGCGTCGACGGACGTTCCGGTATAGGCGGGGAAGGTGACCGGCGATACGTCGAATACGTCCGCGCCGTGAATCTCGCGGATAAGCAAGTCGTTCCCGTCACGGTCCTTCTCTTCCGACCATTTCTGACGCGTGACGACGAATCCGAACGAACATTGCGAGATGTCGCCCCGGTCGATGGAAGTCAGAAGATCGCGCGCCACCGTCGTGTCCGGAAGATCGTTATCGAAGTGAAGCCCGGTCTCGTCTTCCTTCAACCGAAGCGTACCGGCGACCGTCCGGCCGAGAATCGCGGACGGGTTATGATTGAAGAGCGCGCGAACGTCGGGCGGCGGCGACGATGCGAGACAGGCCGAGAACGCTCCCGGTTGAATGACTTCGCGGAACCATCCGAGATCGACGGACAACTGACTGAAGACCGCCGCGTAGCCTTCCAGTCCGGGCTTGTCGCCATTCCGCTTCCGGATACGCGCGTTCGTAGTAAGTCGAAATTCGCGTTTCATATCAATAGGCCCTCCGGATTTACGCGCGAGCGTGACCTATTCCTCGCGCTTGTGTCGCTTGTGTTTCTCGTTTTCGCTCTCGGGAGTCGCGATCGCGCTCTACGGCGTCGGAAGATCGAGCGGAACGTCCGTTCCGAAGAATGTTCCCGCCCACTCTGAGACTCCGGCCGCGATATCGACGACCCTGACCATATCGGTAACGCTCGCGAAGACGGTTCCGTCCGCGTTGAGTAGCGACGCGGTCGCGGTCGTCTTTCCCAGCTCGCCGGTCGCGTTCACGACTCCAGATATGACGGACTTGGTTCCGCTGGCGGGGTCCATCGGGTTATTGATCGGAACCGGATTTGGATCGAGCGAAATAACGACGATACCGACGGGGTCCGCGCCGATCACCGCGTGTACGACTTCGGGTGGACGCGGCGCGCCGAGCGCTCCGTTCGCATCTTTCGCGATGACTTGAAAAGGAAAGTTTCTCGCGTCTTTTCTAAGCGTCAGTGCCATTGTGGTTTCCTTTCACGATTGAGTTACTAATGTCAGACTCATTAAACTCGCGAATTTTCCGACCGCGCGGACCGCGTGAATCGCGCCTTCAAGCTCGCGCTCGACGACCGCGTCGAAGTCACCGTTCGCGGCGCGCCAGGAGCCGACGCGGCGCGCCATCGAGGCGAGATATTCGCCCGCGTACGCGGACCGGTCGAACTCCGGAAAGACGCCCAGAGCGTCCGCGATCGCGGCGAGAATAGGCGCGAAAGACCGTCGAAAGGTTTCCGCATCGGGATTCGTTCGCGACAGAATGCGCATCATAGCCTCACGGAAGACGCGCGAATACAAACGGACGAGACGCTTGGACTCGTCGTCCTTCGCTCCGTCGTCGCTCTCGTCCGGCCGGAGGCGAACACCAACGGCAACTGAGGGGAAGGTCGTCACGTCAGCGGGCTGGTCCGGACTTGGGACGAATTCCGGCGTCTTCTCTTCGCCCATGACTTGCATATTGACGGGCATCCAAAGCGCGTCAGCGCTCGGGTCGTCGACCGGATTCCAGTCTTCCATTTCGCGAATATCGTTCGTCGAGCCGACGCCCCACTGTTTGACCATCGTGTAAAAGTTCCGGCGACTCTCGGCGTCCGGCATCGTCAACTGACGCGTGTCGAACTTCGGAAAATACTTTCCGGCGGTCCGTCCGGTCTTCGGAAATAAACGACGCTTCAGTTCTTGCGTCCAGGCCTCGAGCCACGGTCCAAGGGTGTAAGTCGTGAACTCCAGACCGATCTGCTCCGTATTCGCGCGGTTACTCTTGTCCGTATCTCCGACCATATGAGGCGGGACTTGAAAGATCGAGCAAATCTCGCTCTTCTGAAAGCGTCGCGTTTCGAGGAATTGAGCTTTGTCGTTCTCGCTCGCCGCCGGTTCGAATTTCATCCCCTCTTCGAGAACAGCGGTCTTATGAGCGTTCTCGCCGCCCTGCGCTTCCTGCCAAGACCGTTTGAGGTTCTCGCGCGACTGCGGAGTCAGCTTCCCCGGATGAGTGACGACGCCTCCGGGCCGCGCGCCATTTCCGAAATACTTACTACCGTATTTCTCCGTCGCCAGCGCGAGACCGACCGCCTGACGCGCGAGCCAGATGACCGACTGGCCGAGCCGACCGTCGAGCGCGAGACCTGGAACGTGAAGCATATCTTCCGCGTTGATAAGTCGCGGCGTCGAGAGCGGACGCGAGTCCGTGTCGAGATCGGTCATCTCGTCGACCCCTTCGGTGGTTTCATAAACGAGCGTTCCGGACGGTTCGAGCGCGTTAAAGGGACCGACGCGCGTCGACTGCGTCAAACGACGCGGCCGCGTCCGCGCCGGGTTCCGCGGCCAGAGCGCTTCGACTCCGTTTCCCTGATTCCGCTGAATCTCCGCGTAGAAATTACCCCAGAGCAAGGCGTGACATTGAAGCGTCTTCCTGAAGCTGAAAGAGGTCATCTCGGGGTTCGGTTCGTAGCGAAGCAGGTCGTAAATTTGATGGTCGTACGCGATCTGCTTTCCCGGCCGCTTGTCCGGATTGTCGACCCATTCGAAAACGTGAAGCGGAAGAAATCCGATGGTGCTTGAAATAACTTGAACGCAGGCAAAGACCGTCGAGACTTGAAGCGCGGTCATCTCCGAGACGCGAATTCCGCTGTCGGTCCGACCGCCGTTGAAAATATCGAGCAGCCATTCCGCCGGATACGACAGGGGCGTCGACGGATTTTCAAGCGAGGTTCGCGATTCCGGAAGCAACCACGCGGCGACTCGGTCGCGGACGATCGAAGCGAGAACCGATTTCATAAGGTCAGGATTCCGGAGTTCTCATACACGGAACCGCCCTCGTCCGGCTTCATCTGCGCGCGCGAGATCGCCATAATCAGCGCGACGATTCCGTCGATTTTCTCCGGACACTTTTCCTTGTTCGGCTTGATGTTTCCAGCGGGGTCAGTCTGGACGACGACGTTGGACGCCATCCAGGTAAGAACAGGATTACCGAGGTGCGCGAGCTTCCGGCCGAGACACATGGTCATGAGTTCCTTGGTCGGAGCGGACATCGACGCGAAGCCTTGACGATGCTCGACCA